TTTATTAATATATAGCTTTGATAATAACCCATATAATATAATCAATAAATCTACTGTACAAATCTGATAGATAGGTGTATAATAGACACATCTTAATTATTCACAAGATATTCAATAAGCACATCAGAAAACGGCTAATTCAGCCGAGTAAATTCCAAAAAAATTTAAAAAATAAAAAAGAGTTAGGAGTTAGAAATGCAGGGAGCAGAGTATCAGGCTTTGGCTATGCGTACTAACGATAAAAAGTCTACAGATAGGCTTCTGAATAAGATTAATAACTTAAAGATTGGTAATCGCGGTGAAGATACGCCAGAGATTGAATTAGGTGGTGTTCTTAATGCTGCATTAGGTTTATCCGGCGAGGTTGGAGAACTTAACGACATGCTTAAGAAATGGATTTTCCATGAAAAGCAGTTAGATGCCGAACATTTAAAGCGTGAAATCAGCGATGTATGTTGGTACTTAGCTTTGATGTGCGATTCTTTTGAGTTCAGCCTTGATGAAATCATGCAGATTAACATTGATAAGCTGAAAGCAAGATACCCAGAGGGATTTGATACTTACAAAGCTAATCACAGACAGGCAGGTGATGTCTAATGAAATCAAGAAATATAATAAATATGTGCCTTAGTTGTGAAAATAGGCTGAAACTATTCAATCAGCGACCATGTAATGATTGCGTTGTAAGTGGTGGGGAAAATAACAATTTTACACCTCTCAAAGATGTTGCACCTAGTGTTAATGAAAAACCGGTAAATGACAATGTTAATCATCCTAGCCATTATGCAACCGGTAAATATGAGTGCATAGATGTTATGCTTGAGATATTTGGTGTTGAAGCTGTAAAGACATTTTGCTTGCTTAATGCTTTTAAGTATAACTACCGCACTGGCAACAAGAATGGCTTGGAGGATATTCAAAAAGCCAAGTGGTACATTGACAAATACATAGAATTGTCAGAATAGCCATATCAATGCCTCATAGCCAAGCGGTAAGGCACCGGACTTTGGTTCCGTTAGCGTGGGTTCGAATCCCACTGAGGTAGTTTGTCTTACTTTTATCGTAGACTACCATCAAACTGTTTTGCATTTTACAGGGTAGTCCTCCTTCATATGCTCTCTTGGATTTGTTTCAGTTAAGGGTGGTGCAAGACCACTCGGAGAGTTTTGCCTCGTACAGAGGTGCGAAATTCAACTTATCAAGGTTCTTCCTCAATATTCCCCCAAAATATTATTGCATTTTCCCTTGATAGCCGTTACAGGCGGTATTTGCCGATATGGGATAAAGGTATTCCAATAGCTTGCTAAGCTATCCAACAGAAATGTTGTTCGTGTTCGATTCACGATGTCGGCGTTTTGAAAGCACTTCTTAGGTCTGCGTGCGTAATGCTGTTTGCGGGCTTATCCTAGGTTAAGAGGTGTGAGTAAGTTGCTATGTGCTGAAATAGGTAGCCAGTATTGCAGTAGATTTATGAGTTGAAATCTGCAACTTAGATAACTCGTCTTAAGTGTCATGTGGAGGTGCAAATCCTCACCATAGCAATAAAAACGGATAGTAGTTCAGTTGGGAGAAGCCCACTGCGGTAATGGTAGCGGAGGGAGTCACAGGTTCGAGTCCTGTCTATCCGATTACAACAAACTAGGTGATGCAGACCGAAAAGCAGACCACGACTGCCTGTTTGTTGTTATATCTAAAATCGTGGAAATTATCATTCGTGGAGGTAAATAAAATGGCAAAATTAATTAAACATCGTTCAATCGGAAAAATAAGAATGGAGCTTGTAGATTATGCGCTGAATTGCACAGATGATGAATTGTACGAGCTTTGTGGTGCTGTTTCAGAGCTTGGAGGTGTAACATCTTGGTCTTGTGATGAATGTCAAAAACGATTCAAGCCTGATTGTGGCTTTGACAGTGACGAATCAAGATGTAAGAAACATTTCTTTGAGATGAACAAGCCAGAATAATATTGGTAAAATCAGTTGCCTAGTGATTGCAACACGAAAAGCGGAACCGTGACCGCCTGACAACTGTTTTTATATAAATCGCGGAATCAATTATCAGTACGGAGGTAATTTATGAATTTTAACGAACTTTTTGTAGATAAATCAAAGACACTTATCATAAATACTGATTTAGCACTTGTTTTAGGAGATTTAAACGAAGCAATAGTGTTAAATCAATTAAATTATTGGCTAGGAATTAACAAAAAAGCCGGTAAAAATTTTATTGACGACAGATATTGGGTATATAACTCATACAGTGATTGGAAAGCTAAAGATTTTCCGTATTGGAGTGAAAAAACGATACAGAGAACATTCACAAGGCTTGAAAATAAAGGTGTCGTTTTATCTGCCAATTACAATAAATTAGCTATTGATAAAACGAAGTGGTACACAATAGATACTGAAAAATTACAAGAGCTTGTGGATAAATTTAATTCCGATGAGGACAAAATGACAAATCGACAAGACAATATGACAGACCGACAGGACAAAATGACCTGTCGAGAAGGACAAAACGACAGACCATTACCAGAGATTAATACAGAGAATATAGACAGAGATTATACTACAGAGATTAAATATGCTCTTTCAGAATCTAAAGATTCTTCAAGAGGAGATATATATGCTTTTTCAGCTGAAAAAGGTGGAAGCAAATCTGATGTGATTAAAAACCTTGCTGTTGAATTTGCTGATTGCGAGCCGTCAGATTGGCGAATAGAGGAGCTAAAGCATATTATTGACTATTTCCTTGAGCAGTATAGCAAAACTCAAAATATGAGCCATATACGCATTACAGAACAGGCTTTGACAAAGATAGTTATTAATTACTTTGAACCAGTTGGTAATTATATGAGTGATAATTCTGCTTACGGATTTGATGATTACTACAAAGAACTTATAGATTATTATTTACAGACAAAATATAAGATTAATGGTAAAGAAGTGACTAAGAGTTTGCAACATTTTATGTCTGGAATGATAAGAGAAAATCTTGCACAGAAATATTTGAAATAAAGGAGTGATTATTATGGCAGCAGGCGTACACCCACTAAACAAAGATAAGTTTTATGAAGCGATTAACTTATACATATCGGGGCAGGCTTCACAAGTAAAGGCGGCAAAAGTAGCAGGTTGTAGCGTGCCGACATTTAAGAAATATGCTAACAAGATTTATGGCGGCGAGGAGCTACCAGATAATTTATGGGGGAAGAATAATGATTGAGAGAATTGCTAATCGTTGGATAAGACGCAAGACAAAGAATTTAACAAGAATACCATTGTTTATGATGACATTTAACTATCGTAAATATAAAGCAGACGGAAAGAAAGACAGTTGTATGTTTTACGCGCACCCAGATATTGCTAATGATGAATTTGTAAGGGGAAAATTACAAGAAGTTGTTAACTATATCAGAGATAACTATGATTTGGATATATTTACGAAGATTTGAGGTGCAATATGTGTAAATTTTGTGAGGAAAATTTTCCTGTCATAACGCGTTATGGTAAATTTAAGCTTGATAAGTTGTCAAATAAACCTGTAATTACATGCGACTTGAATAAATGTCCGTCCTTTGCGGTGTGTAGCAGTAAAGATATGAATGTTGAAATGGTAATGAAAATAGATTATTGCCCTATCTGCGGTAGAAAGTTGGTGGAAGAATGAAACATCAAAAAGAATGGCGCGCTTGCGACAGGTGCGGCGCAGAAATAGAAAAGCCTAAAATATGGTATGACCGAATATTCCCTTATCTAAGAACCGTAAATTTAAAAAGACCTATGTGTTTCAAAGAAATATTTGCAGAAATTGAACAAGGGAGAATAGAGCCGGTTATAAGTAAAGATGGTATAGACAGTATTATATTGGACGAATACTATTGCACGAAGACAAAGCAAATTGACTTATGCCCTAAGTGTAGAAAAGATTTTAAGAGGTTTATGAGGAATGAGTGATATATATGCGATACCTGTGTACAGATACAAAAACAATAAACTCTGTTCGGCGTTTGAAGAGGTCAAGGAAAATGAAGAGTTTGTAAGCCTTGCGGATTTTAATGAAACAGAGAAGAGATTGAAGAAACGGATAAGAGAATTATCAGAGAAACAGGCAGATGATAGGCAAAGCTATTATGAATGCTTGTATAAACAAGAACCTATCGAAGCTAACAACAAAATATGCAATCTAACCTTTTGCCAATATAATACCGACAGAGAATGTACCAATGACAAGGCAAGAAAAGAATGTGTCGAAGTTTCAAGAAAGATATTGTGCATAAATGAAGAAAACAAGAAGTAAAATAATCATTAAAACAAGAGCTGGCGGTTACACAAAGATTTATGCCAATGGGAAATGGCAGAAGAAAGTACGTGCTATTGATTATCACGCAGAATGTAGTAACAAAGATGGTATAAAAGTTACTTGCGAATTTGATAAACTGAAAACTGATAAAAACGGTTCGGTTATTTACGACCCGGAAAAAGAAGAAATTGCAAAAGAACACATAGTTGCAAGGATTTAAGGAGCAAAGTTATGAAAATATCAGAAATGAATAACTGCATTGAGAAAATGCGGGAGTGTTACAAGTTTGACGATAATAAAACGGAAATAAGACTTGTAAATGTGATAAGCCATGATGACAAATGTGTTTATATTGGTACAAGAGATGAAAATGGAACAAAAATTGAAATGACAAGATATGCGGATGAACTGAACAAGGAGTAAGATTATGAAATAATTAAAAAAAGGCGATTTGAACATAGCTAAAAAACCACGAAGGTTTGAATGCAAGAATTGTGGAACGATTTTTGAAGCGATTGAAGAAGAATATATATACTGCGGCGACCAACGAGAGGGCGATAATTGGAAATGTGGATGCCCTTTGTGCCACAAGATAGTTTATTACAGCTAAAATAATAATTGCTGATTATCAGCAGAAAGGAATTTTTATGAAGAAAAAAATTTTAGCAGTTGTATTAGGATTGACATTGTGCTTAGGAATGACCGGATGTGCGTCATGGGACAGAGCAATAACAGATATGAAAAGCGATGTAAATGGCGGTATGCAAAGAACAATTACTGTATACACGGCAGATGGTAAAGAACTTGCAACATATCAAGGTAAGATTGATATTGATACAAACGATGGCGGATATGTTAAGTTTGATTTCAACGGAAAGAGATACATCTATTATAACTGCTTTGTAGAAAGCATTGCAGATATTGATTAAGTGATTTTACCGGCTACAGATTGATTGTAGTTGCTGACCTTAGAAAGATAAAGGTTGATAAAATATAGAAAAGGAGACAGAGAACATGAAGAAGTTATTTGTAAGTGTGCCGATGAAAGGCAGAACAGAGGAAGAAATCAAAGCAAGTATTCAGAAGATGAAAAAGATTGCTGAAATATACGAGGGTGAGGAATTAGAACTTATCGACAGCTACATTGAGGATGACCCACCTAAAGACAGCAAAGAAGCTGTATGGTATTTAGGCGAAAGCCTTAAGAAGCTGGCGCAGGCTGATGTGTTCATAGGAATTGCGGAGAACTATGATTGGAGTGGCTGCTGCATTGAAAGGGAAACAGCAGAAAGATACGGCATTAAAATGCACACGATTTTTGCAGAAGATATAATAAATAATTATGATAAATATGTCGAGGAAGCATCAGGGGAAATTACAGGTTCTTCTCTTGAATTAAAGTCTTGTAGCTGTAGTACAGAAAGCTATTTATAATTACTTGATTACCGGCTAACAAATAGAGTTAGTCGCTACCCTAAAACAATTATAGGCAGAGGTCTATAAGCACCTTTGCTGAAAAGTGGAGGTGCTTTTCTTATGGCTAGTCAAAGCCTTATTTCTATAATCAATGGATATGAAAATTACATAGAGAAAAATGGAATAGACGAACAGGTGATTAATGCCTATGTAGACGCTTGTAGCGTAGCCATAAACGGCGAGAAAGATGTTGGGTATGGATTACAACTTACAGAAAGGGCAAAAGACATTATAGAGCGTTTCTGCAAGGATAAGACAGGCGGAACGATATGGGACTTAGAGAAGTATGCGTTTGCAAATAAAACGGAATATGAGCTGATTAATCGGTTTTATGATATTTTACTGATTGAAGCACAACACAAAGTTGTTGATAGCGGATTTAGGTATCTTGAAAAGAAAAGAGAGCCTAAGGAACGATTTTATATGCCACGCCGCAAGCAATTCTTAAAAATGGGGTTAATAGAAGCCTTGCAAGGCATGATTGATGATAAATACGATATATTGTGTGTGTCATTAATACCTGGAGCAGGAAAGACAACTATCGAAAAGATGTTTAACGCTTTAGTAGTTGGTTGGTTTCCTAATGATTTTTGTCTCTTTTACTCCCATTCCGGCGACATTACACGAATGTACTACGATGGTGTATACGATATTGTTACAAATGCTGATGAATATGCGTGGAACGAAATTTTTCCTAACCTTACAGTTACAAGCACTAACGCAAAGTTAGAGCAGTTCAACATAGGCAAATATAAGTCATTTCCAAGCGTACAATGTACATCTGTAGGAAGTAAAAATGCTGGTAAAGTTCGTGCAAGTAAATTTTTGCTTGTGGATGATATGATAGGTGGCATTGAAGAAGCACTTAATCCTATGGTACTTGATAAGCTGTGGGATAAATATGCGGTAGACGCTAGACAAAGAAAAATCCAAGATACAGACGGACACAATTGCAAAGAGATACATATTGCTACGCGCTGGAGTGTACATGACGTTATCGGAAGAATACAGAATATGTACGCAGGGAACAAAAGAGTTAAGACTATTGCTGTGCCGGATGTAGATCCAGTAACAGGTGAGAGTAATTTTGATTATGAGTATAGCGGATTCACAAAAGAGTTTTTTGCTGACCAACAGCTTTTGATGGATGAAATCTCTTACAGGTGCTTATACAAACAGGAGCCTATTGAACGTGAGGGATTATTATTCCCAGATGATAAAATCCGCAGATACCTTAATCTACCACACGGAGAACCAGAAATTATCACAGCTCAATGTGATACCAAGGGCAAAGGCACGGACTATTTTGTATTGCCAGTGCTTCAAAAATATGGTGATGATTATTATTGTGTTGATTGCGTGTGTGACAATACGGCAGATTATGAAGCACAATACAGAAACGCAGCGGGCGTGCTTGTAAATAATAAAGTACAAGAATGTGAATTTGAGCGTAATGCCGGTGGAGACAGAGTTGCAATGGAAGTTAATAAGCGTGTTGAGAGTGTCGGATGGATATGTAACATCACTGACACCCCAACGGAAACAAATAAGGAAGCAAGGATATTCCAATGTTCTAACTGGATATTACAGCACATTATTTTTAAAGACCTCTCACTTTATAAACCTAACGAGCCATACGGAGTGATGATGTCATTATTAAAGCAGTATTCGGTATCAGGCAAGAAACAATTAGATGATGTTCCAGACGTTTTCTCAAACTTTGCGTTAAGAATGACAAAAGGAAATAGAATAAAAAAGACAGTAATTATGTCAAGTCCGATATAACAGGAGGATTTTTATGATAACAAAGGAAGTTTTATCACAGTATTCAGACTTACAGGAAGAAGTAAAAGAAGTTAGGCTAAAGATAGAACGGCTTGAAAAAGATATAAGCAAAATTGAAGCTGGAGAAATGGTTATAGATTCTGTTAGCGGCGGCAATGGCGGTAAACAGCATTTTAAGATTGAGGGCATACCATTCCCAGAGTACAGCAGAAAGAAAACACTTCTTTATGCCAGAAAAGCCACATTGCAGTTGCTTGAAGATGATTTGCTGGAAAAAACCAATGAGGTTGAAGAGTTTATCGCAAGTGTTGAAGATAGCAGAATGAGAAGAATAATCAATCTTAGATTTTTAGAAAATAAGACTTGGAATGAAGTGGCTGATTATATAGGCGGCGGAAATACAGAGGATAGCATAAGAAAAAGTTTTGTAAGATTTTTTGAAAAATAGCAAAGTTGTCCGATATGTCCGCTTTTATTAGTTTATTATTATATTGAGCAAAGCAAACTTCATAAACATATATAATCTTTATCGAAAAGCATCGTCATTTAATTATGGCGGTGCTTTTTGTTATGTAATGAGGTAGAA